TTTAGCCTTCAAGGCATCCAGACCAATGCTTGGATGGTAGGAAATACCCATTGCAGTCGCACGATTCTTCAGAAGCTCCAGTTCACTGGGAGCATCCTTGAGAAGATCGTCATCTTTGCCAACATCTTCATTGCTTTGGTTGGTTTCGTCAGTCATGTGTGTCTTTCTGTAGATATACAAAGAAAAAGGGTGGAACAGCAGAGTGTATCTGCTATTTCCACCCTTATTTTACAAGCCTGGAATATTACATCCGGGCAACGGTCTTGATCAGAGCAATACGTTCCGGGCGCAGAGCCAGGAAGCCGTAGTACCACTTGATCGACATGAAGCCAGTTTCACCGTAAGGATCCGTACGGTCAGCCGTAGCTTCGCCAGGAGCCTTGTGCATGATCTTGAACTTGACCGTCTTGCCATCAGTCTGGAAACCAATGGTAGAGAAGGACTCGTCACCAACCACCAGAATCGGGAAAACGTCGTAGTAAGCGCCGTTGTCATAGTTCAGTTGGTCGGTAACAGCAGCACCAGCACCTTCCCACTTCATCATCTCCGGCACAACGATGATCTTGAACTGATCCAGCATGCCGATCTCACCAATCAGCGGCTCATTGCCCGAAGCGTACTTCTCAACGGGAATGAATGCCGGCTCATTGTGGAGATCCTTCATCGCACGGATGGTGGGGATCAGTTCCGAACCAATGTATGCCACACGACCCGAGGGGATGACACGAGTGTCAACCATACGAGTACCAGTAATGGCACGAGTCTGCTTCGGAGTGCGGTTGTTGTCGAGGTCAATCGACAGACGCATGAAGTCACCGTAGGTCACCAGATCATTCGAACCGAGTTCCTTGGTTTCCAGTGCATCACCAGCGTACTTGATCGTACCAGCAGCATTGATCAGGTCGATCTGCAGCAGATCTTCCGTGATTTCATTGGCGCCGTTGATCATTTCGCGGTTGATGTGTTGCATCAGATCCGCATCGCTGTCGAAGTCCAGAGATTCCTGGGTGTACTCATCGAAGAAGCCGAACTTCTCCAGATTGCCTTCGATTTCCTTGCGCTTGAAGCCAACACGGTTCACACGGCCACCAGTTTCCGACAGAACAGGCATCTTGCCTGCAATCGTACCGATGTCCTTGGACGAACCATACATGTTGCCCGAACCTTGACGGCGATAGGCACCAGGAACAGCACTCAGCAGAGCAGCAGTCAGAGCATCCGTCGAGAAGGGGAAAACCTTCTTGTTGAATGTCACTGTCCACGGGTTGGCAGCACCAGTCTTCGTTGCAGAACCCGGAGAGATCGCATTTGCAGCGGCTGCAGCAGTCGTTGCATTGGCTTCCACCGAATAGGTCACAGCAAGACGAGGAACGGTCACTTGGAACGTGCTCATCGAGATAGCGACACCAGCAGCATCGATGCCTTGATCGTTGATGTTGGCATCATCGAGCATCGGAATGTAGTGGTAACGCTTGATCTTCTTGCCGAAATGCTTCGGCATGGAGGTCACATCAGCCAGTTGGCTGAAGAATTGCTTCTTGCGCGCTTCAATGAGAGCAGACTTCTGCCAGAAAGCAGTTTGAGCCTGCGTACCAATGTCGGAAGGAACCGCATTGGGGTCGTTGTACTTCATGACCATTTCAATATTCCTCTTGTACCTCTATTAGAGGTACTTACTGTTTACATGTTTGGCAAACTCTGCATCTGACATAGCCAACGGATCAAACTGTTTAGCTACTGTGCTTTGTCCACCAGCTTTCGTCCCACTTGCGGCAAGACGTTGTTGTTTCAGCTTTACATCTTCGGTCTTCTTCGGCTTTGCCGGTACAACAACAGGGGGAGTGGCTTGTTCCGATTTCCCTTGGTGCCCCAAGTGGTTGAATCTGCCTTCCGCGTGCATTGCATCGCCAATTCGCCGGTATGCCTCAATGTTGGACACGCTACTGTCCAATTTGCCGAGAGATAGCTGTCTCTGCATCTCAGTGCTGATCAGATCATAGATTCCACTTTGCATGTGGTCATTGATGATTCTGAGCAGTTGAGGAGCTTCAGCAATTTTCTGACGGCTCTGAGTATCCCATTCTTCTCCAACAACCTTCATCGTTTTGGTGTAGGTTGGGGTGTCTTTCAGATCCCCCAGTACCGTATCCAACTCGACTTCACGATCATCAACAGAAGCAGTGGTCCGTTTATAACTGTCTGCCTTCTCACCGTCAAGTTCCATGACATTAATTCCGCTGTCTTTCACCAGCTTATTAATGGCAGCGGGATCTTTCTTGTGCAGATCAACTAGAAAGCTCAACTTTCCTTCATCGAGAAGTTCATTGTTCTCCAGATACTTCAAGATCTTCAGACTGGGCTTGAGCGCAATCATCTTCTTGTTGTAGTTCGCGCCCATCTGCATCAGCGAGATGGCTTCATCCACATTGGCAACCTGCATGTCTCGGCCATTGGCCTTGAACGGAGCCATCAGCTTTGCAAGCTGTGCTTCAGGTGTCAAACCAGCAGAAGTATCCTGTTTCTGCGTGTCAGTTGTTTCTCCAGCCGGTGTCTTTTCATCGACTTTCGACTTGTCCGTCTTTGGATCAGCCTTTTTGGATTCTTCCTTTGGGGTCTTCGACTCATTCCCAGTAGGTTTATCCTTCTTGTCATCGGAGTCAGGATCGTCTTCGTTTTCTTGATCCTTGTTCTCTTCTCCGCCAGTTTCATCGTCCTGTTCTTCATTTTCCTCGTTGTTTTCTTCTTCAACAGGATCAGACTTAGCCACTGCTGCAGGATCAGTAGCAACTTCTTCATTCTCTGGCTCATTGCCAGGATTACCAGCGGTATCGACGGGCGCTTCAGGAGGACGGCCAGCTTTCATCATGTCTTCATCAGACATGTTGAGGTAGTCCATTTCTTTGGGGAGTTGTGTTGCCATGATGAGTATCTTTCTTAGCTAATGTCTTGGCTGCGGAGTTCTTCCAACAGATCTTCTGCATCTTTAATGCCTTTGGAAGCCATGTCAGCAAGCAACACAGTGTTCCTCAGGAATGCATGGAAGGAGCCAATTGCATCGATATCACGAAGGATAGATGCTTGGTCTTCAGGGTTTTGCTTCTCTGGATGCGCTCGAAGATGGACAAGACGCACAGCTTCATCATGAAGGTAGGCTTTTTCGATAAGTTCCTTGAAGTCTCGGTTAGTTTGCAGCCGAGCTAAGGAAGCCCCCAGATTGAACTGGATTTTGGAATCACCCAGTTGTTTTTCCAAACCAGAAATCTGATCTTTGATCATTTGTGTCATGTAAAAAGATAAGTGTTGAAAAGCCAGGAGGATCTCTCCTCCGGGCGGGAATCATAGTCTATTTATGACTTCTTTCGCATCTTCATGATTTCAGTCATGAGTTTCGATTGGCGATCCTTAGCTTTCTCCTGAGCATCGATCACCTTAAGTTGTACATTGCTGCGAGCCTGTTCACCAGCCATCTGCAGATCACGTTCTTGCTTCACACCGGACTCTTGTTCCACAAAGTCAAGATTGCGTTGATCTGTATCAGATTGAATGTTGTTTGCCTTAGCACCTTCAGTTGTGATCTGTGCAGCCACCAATTGAGCCTTGGCATTGAGTTCTGCAGTCTTAGCACGAACTTCAGCAATCTCAGACTCCAACAGTGCAACCTCAAGCTCACGCTTCTTCTGCTCAATGGGATCAGGTTGAGGTTGATAGGCCTCAATCTTGTGTGCCATATCAGGCATCTTGCGAAGACGTGCAATGTCAGACATCACCATCTTCACCATCTCAGGATCCATGTTCGGACCCATGGTCTGAAGCATGAAAGCCAGTTGCTCTGCCTTATTGTTGTCTTCTTCTGCAGTAGAGATAGACAACTTCAAGTCAAAGTTACCAGCAAGATCATCTTTCCTGACTTTAACGAATTGTTCGTTGGTAACACGAACAACTTCAGTATCAGACAGGAATTCTGAGTTCATAGAGATGAACTTACGTCCAATCTTAGTAATACCAGTGCTAAGACGACGAAGGATGCCCAATTCACGCTTAGAAGCGGCATCCAATGCACCACGAACACCGGCCGCAACATCACCCAATGCAGCACCTGAGACACCTGTATTGGCATAAGAAGTCACTCCAGTCAGAGATTCTGCTTCCATGTTCTGCATTTGCAGCATCATTTGCACAGACTGTGGGATCTCAGGGAAGGTATGCATGAACACACCTTGTCGTGGATCCGTATTCGGGTTGAACTCGTAGTCTTGACCCTTGTCATACCGCTTACGGTTCACAGGATCCAGCATATCTTTGCGGAAACCTGTCTGTGCATTGGCAGTCTTTGCCATGAGGTCAATCATTCCTCGAACCAAAGCACCTGCAACCTTCTGATTGTCTTCCAGTAGCGCACCATCAGGCTCTCCATAGATGCTCTTACGCACAGGAAGATATTGAACCACCACAAAAGGAAGCTTCTTATCTGGAAAAGGCAACTTATCCAGACGAATCATGGTTTCACCTACCCAAGCAGCCACAATGGGAATCAGAACACCATCTTTATTGATGTCCCAGTAACCGTAGTATTCCCAAACCACAAACTTCTGACGCGGCTTGTCACTGAAGTTGAAGTTATTGTCGTTGTTAGGCCCAGCATGATCAGGTTCACCCAGAATCGAGTTACCACTGATATTGATCTTCTTCAGATTTTTATACTTACCATCTTTCTCCAGTTGAGCCAAAGAAGACTCATAACTGTGAATGATGAAGTTGGCTTTGTCTACATCACCATGGCAAGTAGGATCAAAGATCACATTCCTGCTGTTGCAGATCTCAGCAGTAGGACGGTTGATTACTGTTCGTGTGCGAGTCTCATGAACTGAACCAGTCACAATAGGTTCATAGGGAGCACCTGTCTCAGTATAGAGATCATGTGCTTCTTTCAATTCATCAGGAACTTCCAGATCGTACTTAGAAGGGTCACTAGCCTGCATCTCATCCATAGCTTGATGCATGGGCAGGTATTCAGGATTGAGTCTGAACTCAATCACAGGGAAGTCACCTTCATACTCTTCTTCAATGAATTCCCAGCCAGTCTTCACAATGACTGTGCCCTCATCTACTGCAGTACGAACGTACTCATCAATAAAAGACACCTTGTCCAAACCATTGTTGAACTGATGGTTCAGAAGTAGTCGATTCTGTTGAGCAGCCTCACGATCTTCCCATGTGACAGGCTTCACATTGAAGACTTCGTCCGTACTCAGGAAAGGCTCTGACAACGCTGCATAGCGCCATTCCGCCTGTTTGCGGATCAGACGTGGGACAATCTTCGAACTGCCCTCAGGAGTCTTTACAGCAGCCTGACCCGTGACATTCAGATTGTCCAACCAAGCAGTGATCTTGGTCTTCTGAGCATCATGAGTTGGCTTGGCATCCTGAAGATCTTGCTTAAGATCGCGGACAGTAGGAGCGTTCTTCCAGTCAGTAAGTGGACTTGTTTCCACTTCAAGTGCAAGAGGTTCGTTGTTCATAGGTAATATTTCATTAACTCAGAAAGACACACACAATGCGCGTCCAATCTTTACATCCAGACTTCATTATGCCAACGAAAGGTTCTGACCGGGCCGGTGCTTGGGACATCTATATGCCCACTCCAGGCCATGCGGAAGGCAAAGCCTTCCTGTTCCCCCTTGGCTTTGCTGCGGAAGTCCCTGAGGGCCATATCGCCCTTCTGATGCCACGTTCTGGTGTCGGTGCCAAACAAGGTCTGGAACTCAACAACACCGTGGGTCTGATCGACTCGGATTATCGGGGTGAATGGCTTGCTTCGATCCGTACGAAGTCAGGTCTGTGGTTTGAATGGGAAGCAGGAGAACGTATTCTTCAATTCACCATTGTTCCCTTCAAGCAGATTGAAGCACTGGAGCTTGTCACTGAATTGAGTTCTACCAAGCGTGGTGCTGGTGGATTCGGAGCTTCTGGCAAGTAAACGAACATAGAGCCCTCCGGGCTCTTTTTTGAAACCAAAAACACAAGCAAGCAATATCATGGCTACAGTAAATATCAATGTCACTCCTGAATGGGCGAAGGTTGCGAATGACGCAGATACTCAGGTGCTTATTACCTGGGGAACCGCTGCAAGCGTGGAAATTGCCACGACTTCTGGTGATGCAGCGCCCCAAGTTCATGGACACATCCTTTCTCCTGGGGATGCAGTGACTCGATCTGTGATCGGTCCAGGTTTCATCTGGATGCGGA